ACATCTCCAAACATGACAGCTACAGAAGTTGTGCAGAGACAGGAAGAAAGAATGAGAGTGATAGGTCCTGTGCTTGGAAGATTGATGAATGAGATGTTGAAGCCATTGATTGACAGAGTGTTTTCTTTGATGCTTAGAAGTGACATGCTTGCAATACCACCAGAGATACTACAAGGAAGGGATATAGATATTGAATATGTATCGCCACTTGCAAAGGTACAGAAGTCAACAAGTCTAAACTCAACAATGAAAGCATTAGAGATATTGCTACCATTATCACAGAGTCTACCAGTTGGAGATCATTTAGATGCTGATGGTCTAGTAAGACATGTTACAGATTCATTAGGTGTTCCTAAAAGTGTATTGAAAACAAATGCAGAGGTTGCAGAAATAAGAGAGCAAAGACAGATTATGGAACAGGAGCAGATGGAAAGACAACAAGATCAGGAAGATGTAAATACAGCTTTACAGGCATCACAAGCAGTAAGGATGGTTGGTAGTGGTCAAGGAAATTGAAGCTATTAGATTTATGTATTCACAAGTCTTTTCTACAGAGAGTGGAAAAAAAGTCTTGAAAGATTTAGAAGCAAGATGTAATTATCGAAATACGACATATGTTCAGAACGATAGTAACGGAACAGCTTTTGAAGAAGGCAAGAGAACAGTTTACTTGCATATTTTAAACATGTTAGAAGAGGACAAAAATGAACGAAACAGAGCAACAGGCAATCCAAACTGAGCAAACACAACCTAGTTTGCCGATTGAAACTCCTGCTGAAGCAGCGAGTGGTGGATCTGGAACTGAGTTTCTACAGCAGTTACCAGAAGAAATAAGAAGTCATCCAAGTCTACAAAGCATAAAGGATGTACCAAACCTTGCATTATCATATGTAAATGCACAAAGACTAATAGGTGCAGAGAAGATACCATTACCAGCAAACCCAACAGACGAAGATCTAAGTAATATTTATTCTAGGCTAGGTAGACCTGAGCAGCCAAGTGGATATGAAATCCAGGCTGATGGTGAGGTGTTAACAGAAACAGAAGTAAGCACTTACACAGATGTAGCACATAAACTTGGTCTTTCAAAAACACAAGCAAAAGGATTACTTGACTATTACAGAAGTAATATTGAACAACAAAGTCAACTCTTAACTGAACAGTCTCAACAACAGATGGAACAAACACAATCAAGTCTAAAGGCTGAGTGGGGTGTTGATTATGAATCCAAAATAGATCAAGCTAACAGAGCAGTTACAGATATTGGTGGAGAAGAATTATTAAACATGGTTTTACAAGATGGAACTAAGGTTGGTAATCATCCTGCATTTATAAAAGCCTTTTCAAGTTTTGGTGCTTTTAAACAATCTGTAACAAAAGAAGATACAATATCAGAAAACTCTGTTAACTTTAGAATGAGTTCTGCTGATGCACAATCAAAGATTGATAGTATTATGAATGACAGGTCACATGCTTACTGGGATAGAAAAAATCCTATAGCTAGGTCAAAAGCTGTTCAGGAAGTTAATGATTTATATGAGATGTTAAATGGAGCAGCATGAAATTAGATTAGAGTGTTTGCGTTTAGCCGTAGAATTCGGTACGCAAAGAGACTTACAGAATCCCAAGGAACTCGCTAATAAGTATTACGAGTGGGTAGTGAAGGATAGCTTGCCAACAAGTCCTTCTGGCAATAGACGTAACGAGTCTGAAAATCCTAGGAGTGTCCGTAAGGGTAGCACCTCGAAAGTAGTTAAAATGAAATCGTAGTTATTAACAGGAGAAAAAAATGTCAATAAATGTAACTACGGCATTTGTCCAACAGTATTCTGCCAACGTGCAGATGCTTTCTCAGCAAATGGGTTCATTACTGAGAGATGCTGTAAGGGTAGAATCTGTAACAGGGAAAAATGCCTTTTTCGATCAGATCGGCAAAGTGACTGCACAAAAGCGTACCACTCGTCATTCTGATACACCTCAAATCGATACTCCTCACGCTAGAAGAAGAGTATCATTAGTAGACTATGAGTTCGCAGATCTCATAGACGAGCAAGACAAAGTTCGTATGCTTATTGATCCAACAAGTGCTTATGCTCAAGCAGCAGCAGCAGCTATGGGAAGATCAATGGATGATGTTATCATTGAAGCAGCATTAGGAACTGCGTTTACTGGTGAGACTGGTTCAACATCCACAACCATGTTATCTGGAAATCAGATAGCAAATGGTAGTGCTGATTTGACAGTTGCCAAGTTAAGAACAGCTAAAAAGACTCTTGACTTAGCATCAGTAGATCCGTCAATCCCAAGATATTTAGCCGTTGGTCCTGAGCAGATTGATGCGTTGTTAGGAGATACAAATGTAACATCTTCTGACTTCAACACAGTCAAGGCACTTGTCCAAGGTGAAATCGACACATTCATGGGATTTCAATTCATAGTAACAAACAGACTATCTAAGAGTGGCAACATCCGTTCATGTTTTGCATGGGCAGAGGATGGTCTTTCATTAGCTATTGGTAAAGATGTTATGGCAAGAATAGACGAGAGAAGCGACAAAGGTTACGCAACTCAAGTTTACTATTGCATGAGTATCGGTGCTACTAGAATGGAAGAAGAAAAAGTCGTTCAAATAGACTGTGATGAATCAGCGTAAGGGAGAAGTAAATGACTACAAAAAATTCAACACTTGTAGCTAATTATGAAGCTACTCCTCAAGTTGCTAACAATTCACAAGAGTTAAACGGAGTTTTGCGTGTGGCTCAAGGAACGATAGCATTAGCAGCAGGAGACAGTACGGACAATGATATTGTTATGTTTGCTCCAATCCCAAGTAATGCGTCTATTACTGCAATCAAGGTTGCATCAGATGCGTTAGGTGGTAGCTGTACTTTCAATATAGGTCTTTATCAGACAGACGGAACAGTCGTTGATGAAGATTTTTATGCGTCATCAGTCGCAGACGGAACTACAGCAGTTGCAGATTTAAGAACTGAAGCTGCCGATATTAATACAATCGGTGCAAAGGTTTTTGAAAATGCAGGAGCAAGTGCAGATCCAGGTGGATATTATTATGTTGCAGCCACGTTCAATGCAACAGGTGGTTCTGCTGGTGATATGTCTTTCATCATTGAGTATGTAATCAACTAACTAAGAGGGGGAGCAATCCCCCTTTTTTCTAAGGTTTAATTATGCCCTCAGTAGTAGATATATGTAACGAAGCTATGGATTTATTAGGTGCAGCAACTATTACTGCACTAACAGAAAATTCAAAAGAAGCCAGACTATGTAATAGAAGATTTGCAACAGTAAGAGATGCAACGCTTAGATCACATCCTTGGAACTGTGCAATAGCTAGAGCAGAGTTAGCAGCAGACAGCACAGCACCTTCTTTCGGTTTTTCCAATCAGTTTTCCTTGCCAACAGATCCTTTTTGTTTGCGTGTATTGTCATTCTTTACATCAAACGTAGATGCAGAGATATCGCCTTATGACAGTCAAGTCATGTTTAAGATAGAAGGCAGGAAGATACTTTCAGATGAAGCAACATGTAGAATAGTATACTTGGCAAGAATAACAGATACAGAAGAGTTTGATAGTTTATTGTCCAATGCTATTGCTTACAGACTTGCATCAGAAACAGCTTATGCAATTACAGGTAGTACGACAGTAGCACAATCAATGTATGGTATGTATGAGCAAAAGGTTAAAGAAGCAAGAGCAATGGATGCACTTGAAGGTAAACCTGATAAATTGGTGGCTGATGAGTTTACAAACGTAAGGTTGTAGTATGGCAAGAGTATCGACAATCTTAACTAACTTCAGAGCAGGAGAACTATCGCCTAAACTATCAGGAAGGATAGACTTACAAAAATATAGTGAGGGTTGTGATACACTAGAGAATATGCTGGTGTTTCCGTCAGGTGGTATTACTCGCAGACCAGGAACATCTTTTGCAGGAATAACCAAAGATAGTGGTAAGGTCAAACTCGTAAACTTTGAGTTTTCAGATGAACAGGCTTACGTTCTTGAGTTTGGTGCAAACTATGTAAGGTTCTTTAAAGATGGTGGTATATTAACAGAAGCAACTAAAACTATTAGTGCTATAACCAAAGCAAATCCAGCAGTCGTAACGGCAACATCACATGGATATAGTGATGGTGATAGAGTATTTATATCAGGTGTTGTAGGTATGACAGAGGTAAACAACAGAGAGTTTACTGTTGCAGGAAAAACAACAAATACATTTCAGCTATCAGGTGTTAATAGTTCTGCATTTACAACCTATACATCAGGTGGAACAAGTGGGAAAATAGTAGAGGTTACAACGACTTACAGCGTAACCGAGATATTTGAGATTAACTTTGCACAATCAGCAGATGTATTATTTATAGCACACAAGTCACATGAACCAGCAAAGCTAACAAGAACATCAGCAACAAGTTTTACGTTAGAGGATATTGATTTTACTGATGGTCCATATCTTGATGAAAACTTAACAACGACAACTTTGTATGCAAGTGCAGCTACAGGCACAGGAATAACTGTGGTAGCGTCAGCAAGTTTCTTTGAGTCTGGTCATGTTGGTGCATTATTTAGGTTTCGAGAGATCATTGAGGTAAACCATGATGCGTGGGCAGCATCAACAAGTTATGCACAAAATGCTACAGTTCGTAATGGAAATAATGTTTATAAGAAATCAAACGCAGGATCACACACAAGTAGCACAACAGCACCAGTTCATACAAAAGGCACAGAGACTTATGGTGATATAGATTGGGAGTTTCTACATAGTGGTACAGGCTTTATAAAGATTACAGGATTCACAAGTGCAACACAGGTAACAGCAGATGTAAAAAGTACGTTACCAGCATCAGTAGTAAGTTCAAGTAACACGACAACGAAATGGAGTGAGGGTGCATTTAGTGCTGTTCGTGGCTTTCCAAAGGCACTTGCTTTCTACGAAGAAAGATTATTCTTTGCAGGAACTACACATCAACCACAAAGTATATTTGGTAGTGTATCTGCTGATTTCGAGAATCATACTCCAGGCACAAATGATGATGATGCAGTAAACATAACAATAGCATCAGACCAAGTTAATGTTATCAAACATTTATTACCTGGTAGATTTCTTCAGATACTTACAACAAGTGCTGAGTTTACTCTGTCAGGTGGCACAGGTACATCTCCAGTAACACCAACAAATGTTAATGTATTAAGAGAAACTACATTTGGTACATCACAGATAAGACCACTTAGAGCAGGAAACTCAACTATACTTGTGCAAAAAGGTACAGAGAAAGTCAAAGAGATTACATTTGATTTAGATACAGATGGATTGTTGGGTGTTGATTTGACTGTGCTTGCAGATCATATAACAAGAGGTGGTATAACTGATATGATATGGCAACAAGAACCTGAGTTAATACTTTGGTTTGTTGGAGCAGATGGTGCATTGATAGGTCTTACATATGACAGAGCAAACGGAACAGTCGGATGGCATGGACATCAACTTGGTGATAGTGGCATTGTAGAAAGCATAACAGCAATACCAAGTGGTGCAGAAGATCAAGTATATCTAAGTGTAAAGAGAACAATAAATAGTGCCACAGTCAGACACATAGTTTTCTTGAAATCAATAAACTTTGGATCAGACATAACAGACGCTTTCTTTGTGGATAGTGGATTGACATATTCAGGATCAGCTACAACAACGATTACAGGGCTGAATCACTTGGAAGGTGAAACAGTACAGATACTTGCAGATGGTTCAGCACATGCAGACAAAACTGTATCAGGTGGATCAATAACATTAGATAGATCAGCAACAAAAGTTCATATAGGACTTGGTTTTACCAGCTTTATAAAAACTTTGAGGTTGGAAGGTGGTGCAAATGATGGTACATCACAGGGCAAGATCAAAAGAATACATGGTGTTACAGCTAGATTTCTTGATACTGTTGGAGCAGAACTAGGACCAGACGTAAGCAATTTAGATAGAATACCATTTAGAGATAGTAGTATGGCAATGGACACAGCCGTGCCAATGTTTACAGGAGATAAGGAAATATCTTTTCCAGCAGGATATGAAAATGAAGCACAGGTTGTAATACAGCAATCACAGCCTTTGCCTATGACAGTTCTTGCTATTATGAGGAGGTCAAATACTTTTGATGCTTAGACTTGAGAAACTAGAGAAACATCATGTTCAGGCTATTGCAACTGATTTTGAATTTTTACAGTCACATAGAGATGCGTTTTGTAAAGATGAGGTAAATGGATATGTTGCTATGTATAAAGATATAATAGCAGCTATTGGTGGCATCAGTTTGTTGTGGGATGGTGTAGCAGAAGCATGGTTTGTTATGGGAGTCAAAGGACAAGAGTTTCCGTACAGGATGGCTAAGATTGTAAAAAAGATGATTATGGATATGATTCAGGAGAACAATTTATTTAGACTTCAAGCAAGTATATGTTCAAATGATGAAAAAGCTGTTAGATTTATTAAGTGGCTAAAGTTTGAGGAAGAGGGAATAATGAAGAAGTTTGGTCCTGATGGTGCAGATTACATTCGTTATGCGTGGGTGAAATAATGGTAGCAGTAGCAGTCGCAGCAGCAGCAACAGCAACATCAGCTTTTCTTGGTTACAAAGGCAATAGAGCAGCAGCCAAAGCTGCAAGACAAACAGCAGAGTATAATGCACAAGTAAAAGAAAACGAAGCCATACTTTTACAAAGAGCAAAGATAGAAGAAGAGAATAGTCTTAGAAAACAGTCTGAAAGATTAGAGGGAACACAAAGAGTTGCGACAGCAGCATCAGGAATAACAATGAGTGGTAGTCCTATGCAAGCGTTAGCAGACACATACTTTAACACAGAGTATGATGCACTCAAAATACAGTATGCGTCAGACATAGAACAGACAAGACAGATAAGTGCAGCTACATTAATTAGAGCAGAGGGTGCTGCAAGATCAAGTGCATTTAAAACAAGAGCCTATCAGAGTCTACTGGAAGGTGGCTCAAGGGCAGCAACATTGATGGCATAACATGGCAAGAATACCACTATACAATCAAGGCAGAGGATCAACGCAACAACTAGCTACAGGCTCATTATCGCCTACGGCAAATGTTGGTGCTTTTGCTGCTCCAGGGCAAGCCTTGGCATCTTTTGCAAACTCAGCAGGACAGATTGCTTTTAACTTTGGAATGGCTGAAAGAAGAAAGCAGGATGAAGATGCCATCCAAAATACAAATGCAAAGTTTATTGAAGATAGCACTCAGTACATTAGGGAAAATCCTACTGATAATACTCAAACATTCAAAGACAATTATAAAGTTTGGAAAGATAACTGGGTAAATAAAAATGTAGGTAATCTTGGATCAAGACGTAAAAGATTAGTTTTGAATAAAGTAGATAGAAGTTTCTCACTCGAAAATTTAAAAGGACAACAAAAAGCATATAACCTGGGTGAGTTCAATACTATTAATTCAACTAATCAAGAGTTGGATAAGTTAAATGATATAATGCAGAACTATCCACCAACTTCAGCAGAATATATATCAGCAGAGTCAGATAAAAACATTATATTTGACAACAACAAGAAGTATGGCAGGAACTATAAATACAACCAATACAGCTTTGATTTGACAGTTAAAAAAGGTAATTTTCTTAAACAAGCACCAGGCATCAATTCAGAGATAGGTTTTAATAAATTTAATAGAGACATAGATAATGATAAAACACTAAGTTTTGCAGAAAAGTCAGCACTCAAAACTGTTGGCGAGACACAATATAAAGCAAACAAATCAAATCAGATCAATAGTATTTTAAGAATTTTGACTAACGCAAACTCAACAGGACCAACAATATTGGCTGCTCAGAGTGCTGTTGTTACTGGCAAAAACTCATTTACTTATCAGGAAGGTGGCGAAACAAAAACTATTACCTATGAGAATCTTGATGTTGATGGTAAGCAACTTTTACAACAAGAACTTGGTTTGTTGGCAAATCAAACACAGAATGTTGTTTTGAGGTCAGGCAACACAAGTTTAACAAAATACTTACAGGCTAATCCATCTTTATCATCAATGAAGAATAAAGAAAAAGATTTAGAAAATGGAACTGGTGAATTTAAGAATGTAAGTTTTGAGGTAAGAAATAAATTACTCAACAGGCTTAGTGCGAAAATTACCAAAAAAGTAAGTCAATCAAAAATTATATTTGAGGATAACAATACTAAAATAAGTAATGCAATATCTGTTGATGGCACTATCGGTGAAAAAGCACAAGAACTTGTAAACACAAATAAATCTTTAGCACTTGCAATGGATGAAACAGGTGTAATGGCTAATAATTTTAATATTACTATGAACGCAACAAACGAAGCAGTAAGTTTATTCAACGAAACCAAATTTGATTCCTCACAAGAAATATCCACAATACTTAACACATTGAACCAAGAAGAAAGAACTGAAACAAATCCAGATAAGAAGTTACTTATTACCAAGAAAAAAGAATTGTTTACAAAAATGCACGCAAGTAGACAAAAAGCAATTAAAGACGATCCATACATATATTTTGAAACAGAGTTGAACAGAGATAGGACACCTGAAGAAACAAAGGCAACCTCATCAGAGATATTTGCTGCACAAGTAGAAGCTGGTGTTGCTATATCTGATAGAAGGCTTATATCAAAAACAACAGAAAACAACTTTGTAAAGGGATATAACTCAACTACTGATTTAGATGATAAGTTCAGATTATATAATGAGTTCTTTTCACAATTTTCGACAAGCGATCAAAATTCTATTGTAAAAAATATGATTAAGAGAGGAAGTATAACACTCAGAGATAATATATTTTTATCTGAGCCTAACAACCTTGTTGCAGCAGATTTGTTTACATCAAATGCAGAAACAGTTAAAACAAGTGTCAAAGGTTTACCTAAAACAGAAAGAGATAGCTTGGTTCTTAAAGTAAAAGAAGAACTAGCAAATTATTCTGAAAGTATAAGTGGTCAAATAACAACTGATTATGATTTTGCACCACAGTCTGCAACAACTGCAAGGGTAAATCACTCAATACAAATGCAAAACTTAGCATATGATCTAGCTGGTTTTTATTATGTTTCAGGTAATTTAAGTCTTGATGAAGCAGTAAAAAAGGCAACAGATAATTTGATAAACGATAAATTTGACTTTATTACACCAGGAGATGCAGATGGTGTTGTAAGACTACCTAAGAGTATAGTTGGAAATTCAAACTCTTACGAAGATGTGCTTGACTCTGTGCTGTTAGATAATACTGAAAACAAACAGATATTTAATGATTTGACATTTATTACACCAGCAAATGACTTAGGAAAGTACAAAAGCGAAATATTGTCAGCAGGAAAGTTTGTAACAAAGTCAGACAACTCAGGTGTTATTCTCGTTGATCGCACAAGTAATCCAATTATTGTTGAAAAGTTTGATGAGGATGTTTCGCAAAATGTCTTTGAATTATCGTTTTCTGAAGTGGCAGCAGCTACAGAAATATACCAAAACACAT